TATAGTTAGGACACCAAAATAATATGAGCGTTGATAATAAGAAAGATGGAAATATAGTCAATACAGCCGTGAACTTGGCTCGTGACAGTGTACAAAGTTTTAAAGACTCTGCTGAAGGGTTTATGAAAGGTATACGTTCACGAACAATTCCAGTTGATGGGGAAGCCGATGACCAAATATCGGTTAGTAGTGCTAAATGGGCGACAGACCCAAATGGTAAAGATTGGCGTGTAAAATTAAGTATTCCTAACATTCCTTCTTTTCAAAAAAGTTCACTGCTTAAACCGTTAGTTGACACAGGCGGTCTTGCGTTTCCATATACACCAACAATTATTATGAGTCATGCCGCATCTTATAGTGCTATAACCCCTGTACATAGTAATTATCCGTTCTTTGCGTACCAGAACTCACAAGTGGACGCAATGACACTAACAGGTCAGTTTTATGCTCAAAACTCTACAGAAGGTATGTATTGGCTTGGTGCATTACATTATTTGAGATCAATTACAAAAATGTTTTACGGTGAAGGTTCTAATCAAGGTGCTCCACCTCCAGTAGTAAAATTAAATGGTTATGGAGATTATGTATTCAAAGATGTTCCTGTGATCGTAACAAACTTTACACTTGATATGCCTACTGATGTTGACTACATTGCAGTTGATATGGCAGACCTTGGAGAAAAATATGAAGACGACGAAGCCGAAGAGCAGTATTCTACAACAGACGGTGAAAAATCATATGGTCCAACAGAGAGTCAGATGACGGTAACCATACAACCAATCTACTCAAGAGCACTTGTTGAGAAATTTAGTTTAGACAAATTTGCTAAAGGCGGATACCTTGGCTCAAACAATAAAGGATTTATCTAATGGCAGTTACAAGTTCACCTTGGGGTAAAACAGGAATTAATAGAAGTGGAAAATATTTAAACATTCTAAATATTAGACCAGTGCCAGCAGATCCAGATGATGTGGTGTATGAAATACAATCACAGTATCATCAACGTCCGGACTTACTTGCATATGACATGTATGGTAATCCAAAGTTGTGGTGGGTTTATGCACAACGTAACATGGACATTCTAAAAGATCCAGTATTTGATTTTAGAGTTGGTACTGAGATACGTGTTCCAAAGGGTAGTAGATTACGAACGTTGTTAGGGATTTAATCCATGGCTAAACCAACAGCACCTCCAGGTAAAGACGCAACCGCGTTAATGAAGGAATACACAGCAGAGAACAAAGACGAACTCAATGCCAATGCGGCAGGTTCATCTGAGAATGAAGGCACGGAAGTAATTCAAGATACAAATGTTGATACCAATGCTTCATCAACTGACACCACTAAAGATAAAGAAAAAGAAAATACTGCAACATCTAATCCCGACAATGATGCAATGAATAACAGGGCGAAGTATGCCACAGCAGACAAATACACTGCAAGAACAGCGGATGGTAGAACTTTACAATTACCATTGCACAATTCATTAAGAAACTATTCAAGTTTTAATTACAAGATTGGTTTGTATGCATTAACCAATGACGAACTTAATAATCCTGATGAATCATACAAAATTAAAAAACCTCAATTTGCTATTTTACAAAGTGGCGGTGGATTAGGCGCCAAAAAAGTTTTAACAGCATATGAAACTGCAAACAAAAAAGCAGAATACTTTATTAATGCATTAGAGATCGAAACAGTTATTGCACCTACACGTAAAAAAGGTTCAACTAATGCTGTAGGTTTTAGACTTGAAATTACAGAACCTTACAGCATGGGATTGTTTTTACAAACATTGCAAATGGCGTCATACCAAGCAGGACATGAAAACTATTTAGAATCTCCGTTCTTGCTTACTATTGATTTTATAGGATACGACGATAACGGAAAAGTTTATGTGGTTCCTGAAGCATCTAAAAATATGCCATTTAAACTTGTTGGTAGTGATTTAAGTGTAACAGCAGGAGGAAGTTCTTATGTTGTTGAAGGTGTTGCATATAACGAAGGTGCATTAATGGATGAAACACAGCGTATTCCAGTTGATGTTACACTAATGGGTAGAACGTTAGAAGAAATGTTACAAAGTAACATAAAAAGTTTATCCAATGAACTTAACAAACACGAAGGTAAAAAAGCACAAGACAAACAAGTTTATACAGCAGATCAATATTTTGTAGTATTTCCAAAAGAACGTGCAAGTAAAGGAAAATTAAGCAGTAGCGGCGCCGCTGGCCAAAGTGCCACTGATGCAGGTAACGACTCAGAATCAATAGGTGTAACAACAACTTCAAAAGGAAAAACTGCGGCACAAGAAGCAAGTCTTGACGAACTATATGCACAGGTTGCCGCGATGGGTGATGTCAACGTAGATGAAGCGGTATTTGAAGCATGGGTTGAGCAAGTTAAAAGTTTAATTACACAAACAGCACTTGGCGAAGAAATCAAAGCAAAGCAAACAGGCGAAAGTAATAGTAATGTAATAGGACTTTCGAAAATGTTTGCTCTTGAAAAACTTGGTACAAACAATCAACCGTTTGGTGATGCGTCATTTACATATGACAAGGATAAAAAAGTTTGGCACAGAGCAAACGGACAATTACAAATTGATCCAGGACTTGGTGCAATTAAATTTATTCAAGGAACAAGGATACAGGATATTATTGAAGAACTTGTAATCCTAAGCGAATACGGTAGAAACATTATTAGTGCACCAGCAGAAAAAGGTATGCGTCCTTGGTTTAAAATTGATACACAAGTTTTTAATATCACAGATAGAAAAACAGAAAAGAAATTAGGTAGACCTCCAAGAATTTATGTGTTTAGAATTTTACCATACATGGTACACGAAAGTAAATTTATTGCACCAGACGAAACACCATACGGTCTAAGAGAACTTAAAAAACAATGTGTAAAACGTTACAATTACATTTACAGTGGCGCAAACGAAGATATATTAGATCTTGAAATTAATCTTGATAACACATTCTTTAAAAGCATGAGTCCAGGTACACTGCCAAAGAATAACTTGGCAGACGGTTCTAAAGAAGGAGAAGATCCAAAACAAAAAATTAAAGCAACAGCAGTAAACAATGATTCGCAGGTTAGCAACAAAGCAGGAATAGTACAAAAGAACAATGCCAAAGCCGCAGGTGCGGTTAGTCTTGATGACATGCAGGTTGAAATTGCACGTAGATTTAATGAAGCAATCGTAAACAGTGATGCTGACTTGCTAACACTTGACATGACAATCATGGGCGATCCTTATTATATTGCTGACAGTGGTGTAGGTAACTATAACTCAGAGAACACACAATATATTAACATTGATGCAGACGGCACGATAGATTACCAATACGGTGAAGTGGATGTTGAAGTATTATTTAGAACACCAATAGATTATAGAGAAAACGGTATCATGGGATTCCCTAATGATACTGTGCCAGTTGATTTCTTTAGCGGATTATATATGGTAATTACTGTTAAGAACGAGTTTGCTTCAGGGGAATTTAAACAAACACTTGAACTTGTAAGACGTCCGCAACAGTCACCTAAGCCAACAGCACAGGCAGGTGAAAAAGGCAACCAAGAAATTGTTGATGAGAAAGCAGACGTAAACAAACAGGATGATGTAAAAAATTCTGGTATAGGCGGCGAGGACGACGCGGCGGCGAACCAGGCGGCATTTGAAAAGAATATTGCAGATGCAGAAGCCGCAGACGCCGCAGAAGCAAAAGCAAAAAATCAAAAAGACGTTAATAACAGATTAGCGGCTCGTAACCAAGGTGCAAACATAGGATTTTAAATGGCTAACGAAAAAAGAACGGTAGGACAAGAAGCATTAATGGACGCAGGTCCATACGTTGGACGTGTGGTTGGCCATCTTGATCCAAACTATATGGGTGCATTGGAAGTACAACTGCTCAAAGGCACAACAGGTAACAATGACGACAGTGAAGGTCAAACGTTCAAGGTAAGTTATGCAAGTCCATTCTGGGGACAAACACCAGTTAATGGTATCAGTGCAAACACAGACTTTGCATACACACAATCCGCTTATGGTATGTGGATGACACCGCCGGACGTTGGCAGTAGAGTAATTGTTGTGTTTGCGGAAGGCGCGGCCAACATGGGTTTCTGGATTGGTTGTATACCTGACAACTATGTTAACCTAAACGTACCAGACAAGGTTGCATCAACTTTCTTTACAGGTAGTCCCAAAGGCGAAGGTGCCAAGGAAGCCAAGAAGCGTACTGGTAAGGTTGTTGTTGGAGAAATTAACAAAAAGAATCTCGCAGACAACAAAGGTAACGACCCTACAAAATTTAAAAAGCCTATCAATGAAGAATGGATGGACTTACTGCACAAAGCAGGACTTGCCTCAGATGGCACAAGAGCATTAACAACAAGCAGTGCAAGGCGTGAACTGCCAAGCATGGTGTTTGGTATAAACACACCTGGACCTTATGACAAGCGTCCTGGTAGTCCTAAAGCAGGATACGGACCGGGCGGTACAGCGGCACAGGTTCCTTTCAATAGACTTGGCGGCACTGTGTTTGTAATGGACGACGGAGATGACAAGATTTTACGTAAAGGTCCGGCGTCAACTACAAAGAAAGAATATGTCAATGTTGAAAAGGGTGAAAAGGGTGGAGATGTAACGCTACCACACAACGAACTTATGCGTATCAGAACACGCACAGGACATCAAATATTATTCCATAACACGGAAGACTTGGTACGTATAGATCATGGCAGTGGTAACAGTTGGATAGAAATGACTGCTAATGGTAAAATTGATGTGTATTCAAAAGACAGTATTAGTATGCACACTGAAAACGATTTCAATCTGACAGCGGATAGAGACATTAACCTAAACGCAGGACGCAACTTTAACGTGTTATCAAAAGAAGACATACAAGTTGAAACTAATGCAAACATGACAACATACGTTGCAATGAACAATCAAGTTACAACACTGTTAGATTATGATGTAAACACAACTGGAGCAAACAAGTTTACAGCAGGAGGCACAACGGACATCAACTCAGGAGGCAACCATACAGAAACTGCTCCACAGATCCATATGAATGGACCGCAGGCGGCCACCGCTACCGCAGTAACTCCGTTATACACACACGTCTTGCCCGGCGCTACCGCTACCGCTACAACTTCGTTGCATCGACGCTTGCCACAGCATGAGCCGTGGTCACATCACGAAAACGTTGACCCTGAAGTGTATACACCAATTAAAACTGATAGGAACCTTGAATTGATAATGACGTCAGCATTTGATTATGATAATGCTCCAGATACGTTCAAGAAAGGTGTATAAATATTGATATGAGCAGTTTAGAAAAAAATACAGTAAGAAATGTTAAAGTATCATCAAACGTCAAAGAAAGACCTCCTGTAAAAAGCAGAGCATACAAAGGTCTTAGCACAGTCAATTCTGACAATACTTCTTATGCATTGTATGACATTGGCTTGATTAAACAAGATTTACTGAATCACTTTCATATTAGACAAGGCGAAAAACTTGAAAATCCTGAGTTTGGGACTATCATTTGGGACGTTTTGTTTGAGCCTATGACTGATTCATTAAAAGAAGCAATTATAAACAATGTAACAGAGATTGTAAACGGTGATCCAAGAGTAACTGCATCCGCAATAGTTGTTGACCAGTATGAAAGTGGTATTCAAATTGAGTGCGAACTTACGTACTTGCCATACAACATATCTGAGAAACTGAAGTTTGAATTCGATCAGAACTCAGGCTTTGGCGTGTAACAGAATTAAGTACTCAGATATCTCGTTTAAATAAATACATTGTAAGAGGAAAATAGATGTCAACAACGGATAGACAAAATAGATTATTACTTGCTGAAGATTGGAAGCGAGTATATCAAACATTTAAAACTGCGGACTTCAAATCGTATGATTTTGATAGTTTACGTAGAACTATGATCTCATATTTGCGTGAGAACTA